ACGATTTCCATAAACTCACCACCTTCAGCACTAATCCCAACAGCAGCAGTGGTAAGACGATTAATATTGGAACCCTGTTTATCAAGAAGTTGAAGACTGTTAATAAAAGAGTTATAATCCTTACTGGGATCGGATGTGACACCATCCACGAAATCAAGGTACTTATCAAGGTCAACTTTTTTTGTCATTAGAATTTAAACTCAGCGAATTTCTTTGTCAATTTACCTTCATCATTATTATACTCTTCTTCCTGTCCACTGTCAAGTATATCTTCTTGAGCAGACTGTTCACAATCATACAGTCTCATCTTAGCACGATCAATACCAATAACAAATCTTTTATTATAAGTAGGATCATTATATCTATTCTTTAACTGTTTAACTAATATCTGATTCATACCTTCCAACTCTTCTGTACTGATAAGAGCAAACATAAGGTCAGCAGTAGCGGGAAGACCGAATGACTCAGAGGTATCAGTGAGATCGACATCAGAACTAGCAAACCCACTACGAGTCGTTTGAGTTGCAGAGACGATAGGGACATTACTTTCAACGGCAAGTCCACGGAGTTCTTCTGCAATTGCTTTGATATATGAGTAAGAATTGACATTAGCATTTCCACGATATCTTGATGAACCACATATGTTCAAATAATCTATGAATATTATATCAGGTCTGAACGATTTCTTCAATGCAAGTTCATTAATTAAAGCTTTGAAATGTCCTGAATGTGCAGCAGCAGTTGGATATTCTTTAATAATAAGTTTACCTTGAGTCTTCTTAGAAAGACTTGTTACCTTAGAATCAAATATTGGTTTTGGAAGTTCAGATATATCTTGAATAGGTATATTTAAAAGATTAGCATCTATACGTTCTGCAATCTTTTCTTCAGCCATCTCCAAGGTAATGTATAAAACATTCTTACCTTCTAAGAGCGAAGAAGCAGCAACATGACACATAAAAAGAGATTTACCCACACCAGTACCCGCAAGTGCGATATTAAGGGTCTTATTTGGGAGACCTCCTTTTGTAATCTTATTAAAGTATTCAAGGTCGAATTGAACTCTACTTTCTTTTCTATTGTAGAGTTCGAACCTTTCTTCATAGTCTTCTAAGTAATCATGTCCTACATTACGATTAAAAGATACAGCTAATGCTTTAGATAAAATATCTGGTATAGCATCTCTAGTTCTCTTTTCATCTTCATCATTAGCAATCTGTATTGACTCCATAAGAGCCAAATATATGGCTCTGTCTCTACACCACTTCTCTGTAGTATTATTTAACCATTCAAGATCTGAATCTACATTCTCAAGTCCATTAAGAGTCTTATTAATATTAACTACTTCTTCTTCTGTAACATCTTTACGTTCATCTATTTCAATAGAAAGAATCTCTTGAGTTATTAAACTATTATATTCAGCAGCATACTTAGCAATATGTTCAAATACAATCTTCTCTTCTCTGTTATTAAAATACTCAGGTTGAATGAAAGGAAGTACCTGTCTAAGATACTCCTCATTGTATATTAAATTTCTTAGGATAATGTTTTCAATTCTATCCATTGGTTAAACATAATGAAAATAAGTGGTAAGAATATATTTCTTACCTTCCACAACAGGAAGTCCAGCGTGAGGATAAATCCATAGTGGAGGGAACACTAAGACACGACCAGTCTTAGGTTTAATGATTGTATCATGAATATCAAACTTTGTCTCACCACCTTCAAAATCTTCATTCAAATAAACTTGACAGGCTAACCATCTTTTAGCAGAACTATAATCTGCGACATCAACATGTCTATCAAATTCATCACCAACATCATACTTCTTAATTCTAAGTTCTTCAAAACCATATTTTATAGGTAAGAGATCTTCTGTAATTTTAAGGTCAGAAAAATACTTGAAACTTAACTCACTGAAATTATGATAAAGACCACGATATGCTGGATCATGACCAATATTTCTTTGATAAAAATTTGGTTTTCTATTACGTTCTACTCTCTCATTACTCTCTTCAACACATTCAATTAACTGATTACAGATATCTTCAGAAAGAAAGTTATCATAAGTTTTAATAAAATCATCCCCCATAACCAAACTCTCTTTTAGCAATTTCATCAAGTGCTTGCATTACCTCTGGAGTGAAATACTCTTCAGGATCTTTATAGATTGCTTTAGCATATACTTTCTTACCATTCATCTCATATCTACCTGCAACATTCTTCCACAGTCCTCCAAGTTCACCAAGTTCCAACAAACCATAATACCTATCAAGACCACGATCATCATAAAATAAACGAATCTCTACTTGTTTATTCTCTTTACTTAAACGTGATTTGTGCGTCTTAGCTTTGATAATGTTTCCAATGACTTCTTTTCCATCTTTCTCCTTTTTCTTTCCGAGATATATGATTGTACTCGCTGCGTACTTGAGTCCGCTACCTCCTCCCATTTCTTTAGTTGGAACATAAGCTCCGATGACATCATACGTGTGATTCGTGACAATGAGTGGAACATTCGCTTGGCCTAATTTTAGTGTTAACATTCTAAATGCACCTTTCACCAATTGAGATTTGGTCATATCACGCACCTGTTTATCATCCAGTGCGTCTCTAATCTCCTTCTCAGTGGAAAGCATTCCTAAAGAGTCTAACACAAACATACATGGTTTGCGTTCCTCTATGGGGGTTTTAAGATATATATCCACGGCCTTAAGTGCCTTCTGTCTAAACTCTTCAATTGTAACAACATTTACTACAACAGTTCTTTTTAGATCAAGTCCACGAGACTCAAGTAGTCCTCTATTAACTGCAGCTTCAGTATCAAAATAGAGACAATACCCATCAGGATTAGTATCCAAAAAGTTTTTGACGACAGCAAGGGAGAAATAAGTTTTACCCGTACTAGACTCGCCAGCGATGGCAGTAATTTTATTACTAGACACACCGCCAAAAATAGAAGATGACACCAATCCGTTAAGGATGTAACTTCCCGTGTCAATATATCCTTCTTCTCCGTCGATGTCTGATGCGAGTTGGGTGTACTCATCACCAATCTCCTTTACAATCTCTTTAAGAAAATCCATAATTAATCGTCATGTTCGTGTGTAAGTTTACCAGACATCTCATAGGCATCTTTGTTACCACCATGTCCATGTGCAATACCTAGTTCATGCATTTTAGCATGTTCATCAATTTGATCTCTTAGATCTTTTTTACCTGATCCAAATGTAAGGTATAATCCCCATCCAACTAAACCAAAAAGAAGTAAACCAAAGAATAAAATAAATCCTTGTTCTGGTGATAGATTTAAATGTGGGATTAAAACATCAGGCTGTTTCTCCCATGTGCCAGGTAAATTGTATACTGATGGTTTAGAAAGGAATGTCATTGTTCTCCAAAGTGTCTAATAATTCTGATGCTGCACAAAGATTATCAATGTTAGCAAGCATATCAGCAATATGTTTTGATACGTAAGGTTTTTCTGACCTTGCTGAAAATGCTAGAGCATCTCTTAGATGTTCTTGTGCATTCATTAAAGATCCTTCTACTTGTTCTGATAAACTCATATTCCTAGTAATTTACGTTGACGGTTAAAATAGTTATGTAATATCCAAGAACTACTATTTACTTTCTCTTCTCCACCGACTTCCCAGCTAAAAACTACTCTTGCATCACACCAATACTTATCATGTTCTGGTGTATTTTCCTTACCTCGATCTCCACCATTACAAAATATAACCTTGTCAGATATTTCCAAACACTTTTCTATAGCACCACATGCAGAATCATCTGCATCATCCCAAGAGATAACAGCATCTACCATATCTAAATGGCGAAGGATGTCTGCTCTCTCAGTCCAAGATTGAAAGTACTGTCCTTTCTTTCTCTTTAACCAAGGATCACCATTCAATCCCACTACAAGATAATCTGATAGATCTTTTGCTTGAGTAAAATATCTTAGATGTCCACTATGTATAGGATCAAATCCACCAGTAACAAGACTAACCTTTTCAAAAATCATTTCTTTTTCCTCATTGGTACTTGAATTGTCCAAGCTGATGATACTAAATCAACCATGTCAAAGTTCTTCTTAAACTCCTTTTCCCTTTCTTTCTTTTCCTTCTCCATTGTTATATCAATGGATTCTATGCTCCTCTCACCATAATGAGGTTTCTCTGGATTATGTAAACCCATATAATCTAATATCACACCATCTACCATAAAGTAGAGTGCATCCCAAGTAAGTGTTTCTCTTAACTGAACTGCAATTCGATCCACATCATTCTCATCAAGATACTCACCAGTTGCTACTGCCTTTGAGTAATCTTCATACTGAGTTAAGAGTTTTGCTCTTACTTCTACCAACTTATTAAGGTTGATAGTAATTTTTACATCATCATCAAATGCCATCAGATCACCATACCATGTTGTTCTCTAAGAATTTTCTTATAAGGTCCGTCAGGATTAGCATCTCTAACTTCCTTAACTAATTTTATCTTTTCATATAAAGGAGCAACCAATGGTTCACCTCCATTCTTACGTGACTTCCATAGTTGTGTCACGATAATTTCCAGTTCTTTATCATCAATAGGTAAATCCATTATACAAAAAATGATTCAAGATTTGTAGTTTTCTCAGCACTCCATCCTATAGACTCAAGAATAATCTTAAGAGGTTCAAGGAATGACTTTTCAAATTGTAATTCATAATCCACATATTTGTCAAGTCCCAATTCTCTAGGAAAATCCTGAATGAATGAAATAACATTCTCCTGTATAGTATTTGGTTTCTTCAAATAACAGAATTTAATCTTCTCACCATTATTAATAAGAGAATACTTTTGATCTAATTTATTCTTCTTAATATAATGATTAAAGAGAAGAGATCCTCTAGCATGAATGGGAGTTCCCTTACAATATATTGTAGATGTAGCTTTATACTTATCTACATTAGTACATGTCCTTGGAAAGGCAATCTCTTCTGGAGGAAGAGACTTGAATTTTTTACGACAGTCCTCAATAAAATCAATAACCTCATCTTCAGTCTGAGTCATAATAAGTTTAAGAACATCCTTAATCATCTGACGACAAGGAGCAGGTGTTGAAGATTTAACTGCTTCAATACCCATCATCTTGAGTTTGGGTTCATTGTACCTAACTCCTTCAGAGTCCCATACATTTAAAATGTATCTTTTCTTAGCAGTCCAGATACCACGATCAGCAATGTTCTCTCTTGCCA